TCAACTCACTCATGACGCTATTCCTTGTAAGAAAGATGGGCAGACGTTACCCACCACCGTAGGCCAGGTAAAGCGCTGTGACTGACTCGCCGGTCACCGTTTCCGGCCGCGCCCGGCGTAGCACGCCATTCTGCTTCTATATAGAAGGGTGGCCGTCACCAGAGATTGGCCGGTTTGCCATCGCCCAAGGTGGGGCGAAACGCCTTTTTGTCTTAACCGCATGAAAATTCTGAAAAAAAGTTTGCCATCAGAAAAGCTTTCGACTACATTAGCGCGCCTCGACAGACAGAACATGTTTGAAGAGATACGGTGAAGTGTCCGAGTGGCTTAAGGAGCACGCCTGGAAAGTGTGTATACAGGAAACTGTATCGAGAGTTCGAATCTCTCCTTCACCGCCAAATTCAGTAAACGCAAACCCCTGATTTTCCTAGAGAAAGTCGGGGGTTTGTGGTTTTTGGCATACGCAAAATACCCATATGGGACTGATATGGGACTGGGTGGTAATTTTTGACCTCGAATGACGGCTCATAGTGGCACATGCTGATTGCTCTAGCGCTGACGAGTGCGCGAGCCGTCCACGGGCTTAAGTCAGGAGAAAGCTTCCTATGGGGAAAACGATGGAAAATCAAAATTGTTCCATCTAGAAAGCTCCGAAGACCGTTCATGGACAACGGTGTATCTCCGATCCCCAATCTACGCTGCGGTAGGTCGCTAGGCTCCTTAAAGCGTTCCTATCTAGTGAGCCCAGCGACACATTAGGCGGTTCTTCCCGTACACAGGTTGTTATTGTTTATCACTTTTAGGCTGCTCTATTTCTGTATACATCGTCCGTGGCACCTCTGGAAAATTGACCTTTCCAATTGAGGTTAATATAGCTTTGCGGCATTTTGTTGCATATCTTGTGTCACGCTTGTCTTCCAAATATTTAGCTATGGCAAAAAGATCAGGAGTGAATACAAGGGCGGTAGAGCTTGTAATTGCAGCGGAAATGCACTTTGTTGTGAATGGCTCTGGTCTCTCATCAATTGGTTGTAGTCTGTACGGATTTCCAAATAGCACAGGCTTCGCTGGCTTGCTAACGTCGTCCCGCTCAAGATCTTCATGTATATTCATAGATAATTGTCGAAGTTTTTCGACATTTATAGCTTTGTTGTCTTTTCCTTCCGCTTCGCCAATTAATCTGCCTTCCTTTGACTCGAATACGGCATCAAATTCTGATTCGCCATTATCAAATTGTGAAACTTCGAATCCAATTATTTTTAGGGCGTCTAAAATAGCGAGCTCTAATGGTTTTCCCTTTTCAAATAAAAGATTTCTAAGTCTTCCTAAATCTTTTAATTGATCAACTATATTTTCTTTTTCAGCTTGAATTGCTTCAAGATCTCGTTCAATTTTCAAGAGCTTCTGAGATGCCGTTTTTTCTCGATTTAACCTATAATTGATGTCTCTCGCCCAATCAGGCTCTGGTGTTAATTCTGCGGAAGATCGCAGAGATCTCTCTATAGAAGTAATTGTTTTTATCATCTTAGATGCAAAGTTCATCGCTTCTGTCGTCCATTCTCCTGCATGGACTTCGTCATCTTCGTCTGCTATGAAAAAAGACTCAGGATAGAAATTAATATCAGGAACGCATAACAAGGCGCCATTAGAATTTTTAGACCTGTGAATAGTCCCTACTACCTTGTCACCGTGTTTGGTTAGCAAACATGGCGTTAGGTCACCGTCGAGGATGACTTTGTACGATGAAATACTTGAAAACTCATACCAGTAAGAAGAAAGGCATTCGAAATTTTTTTCAGAAGGCTTAATTTCTTTTCCCTTTGAACTTATTGGCTTTAGCCCTAATGGGATCGACTGGTAATTATCATAGCTAGTCACAATTCTCGTGACTTTTTGATTTCTGCCCGTTCCGGAGTATTCTTTTTTACCTGTCGCAATGCTTAGTGGGGTTAGCTCGCTCAAAAATACTAATACTAGCTTCCCGTGTTCAATAGCGGCTTTAATTTCTCGACGCCAATGTTCAGACTGTGCTTTTAATTTGAATGATTGATCGTCCGATAAGCAGGGCTTTCCTTCGAAGATACTTTCGCGCCTATTAAGATAGTCATCAATTTCCGGCTTGAATAAGATTATATCCCAATCCAAAAGAGAGGTGTCAGAATCAAACTCACAATATTCAGCTTGGTCGTTAGCCAGCGAAAGCCCAATTGTTAATATTTTTTTATTGGCCATAAGTTACCCGCATACTTAAGTGATATAGGACGAACAGAGCGCTTGAAGCATTTTTTCGTTTTAGTACGTCAGTTCGAGTCGCTTCGCTATGAGGTGCTCGAAGAAGAGTAGCTGTACGTATGGTGAAAGGCCATCACATGAGTGTCAGCGGGAGAGCACCAATTTGCGTTTAGATGTGAAAAGCGTGCAATAGCTGAGTAATTTCGAGCAAATTGTGGACAAAAAAAAGCCGCCTAGTAAGGGCGGCTTTTTCGTCGGAAGCTAGGTTAGTGGCCTAGCTAACGTACTCACAGGGAGCATTGACGTACCCCTAGGGTACAAGGTGGCATTTGTGATGGCTACTGCTCTTTTTGTAAAAATGTCCTTTTTTGTTTGTTTTTTGAGCAAAAGACATAACGATCAATAAATACAAAAAAAAATAAAAACCGGCTGAAGCGCCCGTAGCGTCTAGCTCCGACCGAAAAATGCAACTGCACAGCAGCTTAATGAACCGTTGTGCCCCACCGCAACCGTAAAAAGATCGTTACCATGCAATCACTCGCACGGTGTCCGTAAAAACCGTTCGACGGCCGCCTGACACGGGCTTGTAATCCGTGCGGAGAACTCAGGCGGTGACCATTAGCTTAGCCGCCTCGCAGGGAGCATTGACGTGATCCCAGGCGCACGAAGTCCGATAAGTGCGCCAGAGGTTGGCCCAACCAATGGAGGGCCAAAACATGTTGAAGCGTTGGAAACATGTTTGGGACTTTGTGGTGGTTTGTGTGCGTGCTGTTCACGTCGCCGAACTGTTACAAGACTACTTTGACGACCGGTAACACCGAAAAGGTACGCCGCTTTAACTTCGGTTAGAGCGGTTTTTCTGCCCATACATAAGCACGCCAAGTGTGCGAATTTTTGGTCTATTCAGCGATCAGTCGGCTGTGAGCAAATTTTTCTCGTTGTTGGGCTCAAAGTGGGCGGGCGAGTTGTTACCGGTGAAAGCTTTAATGCCAGTTGCAGCATACCAACCACATCCGGTCCGTCTTCGTTGATCCAAGTCCCGTAGTGCTGACGAATCATGTTGCCGTTGGTGTGACCCATCTGTTCGGCGATCCAGTCGATCGACGCTACACCGGTTGTCAGCAGTTGACTGGCGTAGGTGTGCCTGCACTGCCCGGGGCCGCGATAACGCACCCCGGCCGCTTGCAAGTGCGCCTTGAAGAAACGATCGCGTACCACGAAGTCATTGGCATGCGGCAACCCGCTTTTGCTGTTCAGGAACACAAAGTGCAGCTTGTGTTTCCGCACCGTCTTGTTGTCCCGCTCGACCACGTCCACGGTTTCCGCTTTGCGTCTGCGGGTCAACGCATCGATCTGGCGGAGGGCGTCCCATGCTGGAGCCAACAGGCGCACCCGGCGCGTCGATCGGCGGGTTTTCGTCACGCGGTACGCACCGCGCACCTTGGACCGGCGAAAGGTCACGGTGCCTTGCTCCAGGTCCACGTCCTCCCATGCCAGCGCAATGGTTTCCGATACCCGTGGTCCCGCCCAAATCATGAACTGAATCATCAGCAGCTCTTGCACGCGATGAGTCGGCGTCTCAAGAATCTGCTTGATCTCCGCCCTGGTAAATGGATCCGGTGCCTCTGGATCGGGCAATCGCACAAACAACCCCTCAGTCGGATCGTGCGCAACCTTCTTGCGAGTCCGGTAAAGCCGAAAAACTTGCCGGACATTGCAGATAATGTCCCGGATCGTCTTGTTCTTCAGTCGCTTCGACAATGTGTCCTGCACCCACTCCTGCAGGTCGAGGTGATCAATCTGGTCAATCTGGGTCTTCCCCCAGCGCGGCCGGACATGCACCTCGGCCTTATTGGCGTACCCCCGATAGGAAGTAGCGGCCACGCTGTTGCTTTTGATCTTCAGCCACAGATCGAGATAGTGGCCGAAGGTGTTTTCAACGAGGCTGGCCGAGTTGGGAAAGTGCCGGCTGTAGTCGAAGGTGCCCGCCTGAATCTCGTATTCGATGATGTTGACCAGGCGCGCTGCTTGCTCCCGGTTGGCCGCAGTATTTCCACCCGGCAGAAGCTCTCTGTGCCGCTTGCCATTAAAGCGAAAATAAACCCGTACTGAATTGCCACGGGCTTCTACCCCATGCGCCATATGCACCTCCTGTGCTATTCGAGTGTTGCTCGGTGATCCATAAATCGTGCGGTTGCGGCGTGTGCCTCACTCCTGCCGCAGCAACCAAAACAACCCAGCGCTTCTTTTCCGCGCCTGCGGAACCCCACTCCGAGCCTCCTCAACCCGAAGCCGAGCTGCAGCCAACTGCCGCGCCTTGCTGCATTTGCGATGATTCCCATGCGCCCGCGACCTCCCGCACTGGTCGCAAACTCCGTTCAAATCCAAACACCAGGGAAAAGCTTTCCTTTTCTTCATAACGCCCTCGGACCAAAGCCGAAACGCCCAACCTGTAAGCTGAAATTTCGCCCTACAGAGCAGGGCATACCCAAAGGCCCTAAAATCGCTATCTGCATCGTATTTCTCCTTTACACATCCCGGCACTAGGGCGCCGGGTGATCCCTGAATTGCAGGTCGTTACGCTTGCTGGAAAATCCAGCAGCGCACCGTGGTGCTCCTTTTTTGCGTGCCATTGATGACGGCCTGCGAAGCACGTACCGCGCTGTAAATCGCCTTGTTGGTATCCAGCCATTTGTGGCTGCGGCTGTTCACCAGCAGCCCGCGCAACGTCTTGAAATCCGCAAGGTTCTGCCGATGCTCGCTGGCCTTCTCGGCGAATTCGTTGAGGTTGATTGCGATGAGTTTTGGGTCGGTGCTGTGGTTGACCTGCGGGCCTTCGCCCAGGCTTTCGAGGTACTCGTAGACTTCCCAGAATTCGGCAACCAGCGGATGATCCGCACTGATCGCGGCTTGCCGTTCCAATGCCATGGTCATCAGCGCCTGCTGTGTCGTGGCGACGTGGTTGTCATCGAGCGGGCAAACCAGGCGCAGGCAGTCCACTAGGGCCATCAACTGGCTGTGGTTCTTGATGATCCGTTCCACGCGGATTTCTTTGAGCCGGCGCAGTTGCTGTTCATGAATCAGCACGCGTTCGGCGAACTTGGCCATCACCTGGGCTTCGGCGCGCACAGCCAGCAACAGGAAGTGGCTTAGATGCTCGACCGGAATCAGGTTCAGGTTGTCGGCGGCCGCACGGCTCTCGGTGGTGACTTCCGGGCGCGCAAAGTGGGATTTGATAATCCGCGTCAGGATCGCTTCGGACGCGCTGACATCGGCGTTCTGGCTGATCGCAATCGCGCCCCGGAACGGCGGTTCGTAGGTCTCGTTACCGCTGGTCTTCATGCCCTTGGTGCCGAGCGTGCCCCCGCCGTAGAAGTCTTTCAGCTCGTCCCAGTCAAAACCCTTGGCGTGCGCCTTGTCCGGCTCGTTGCGGTCGCCCTCGATCAGCACAACGGGCATGTTCGAGACCTGACCCATAGCGCGCTGTCGGCCGGCGCGGGTCGATTTCGACGGGTCAAAACCTTCATGCTCGCGGCCCAGCAGTTTCCACAGGAAGGTCAGCAGCGTGGTCTTGCCAGCACCGGCTTCACCGGTGACTTCAAGAAACGGAAAGGACTTGTACTGCGCGCGGATCTGCTCCGCGAACAGCGAGCCGAACCAGAACGCTAGGGCAACAATGCCCTTGGCGCCGAAGCACAGCCACAGCATGGGTAACCAGTCGGTGCGGTACTGCTTGCTGTCGCGCTGGATGTGCATGGCGATCGACTTCTGCAGTGTCTTCAGCCGCAGCTTGCCGAACTCGAAAAAGTCCTCCTTGTTCACCGCGCTGATGATGCCGCCCCGAACGGCCAAGTCGCCGAACACGTAGCAGCTGTGCAGTTTGCTGTAGCCGATGAAGTCGATAGTCTCCACGGTTTTCAGGCCGAACAGCTGATCCTTCATGATCTTGTCGAGTTGCTGCCCGCTGCCGGTGAATACGGCGCCGGCGGCCATGCTGAGCAACCGCTTTTTGAACTCGCTGGCGGCGGCGACCTGGCCACCGGTGAAAGTGTTCTTGACGCTTCCGCTGTCGTGCGGGAAGTCGACGCGGAAGTAGTACCAGGATTCGTCGGTGACTTCGTTGCGCTGGAAGTACAGCGCCCGCGGGTAACAGTTGGCGATCTCTACTACGCCGCCGCATTGGCGCAGTGCTTTCTGACGGCGCTGCTTTTCACTGAGCAACTGGTCTTCGTGACTGGTAGACGTCTCCAATGACTGCATGGCCTTGTTGAATTTCTCCAGGTCCATCTTGAACCAGTACAAACGGCTGTCGAAGCTGAAGTGAAATTCATGACGTTCGCGCCAGTCGTACATCAGAACGCCTTTCTCTGCCGCGCTTTCCGCAATCAGCAAGGATCCGTGATATCGAGCATTAGCCAGGTCTTTTTCGATCTGCTCACTACGTTCGCTCTCGCTATCGATGAATGCCCAGCGCTGATGCAGATCGTTCCAATCGACCTTGCGGCTGTCCGACTGCGGGATCTGCGCGGCTTCGCACTCGTAACCCAGAGCGCGAGCCAGGCGCACCCAACGCTTGATGAATTTGTGCGCGCCGGGTTCGTTGTCCAGCGCCCAAATGAGCTTGGGTAACTTACCGCCGCGCTGCCGTGCCAGTTCTTTCAACGACTCTTCAGGGAAGAAAGCTGACGACATGGCCGACGCCGCCGCGATGCCGTTATGCACCAGAGCGATCGCGTCGAAGATGCCCTCGACAATCCACAGCTCTTTGACCTCCAGCAGTTCGACGCATGGCGGGCACCACCAGTACCCACGCGGGCTGTCGCCGGGCTTAAATCGCGCCTTCATCTTGCCGAACCGGTGCGGCCGGTCGATCAGGCGTTCCCAGTAGCCACCTTGTTCCAGCGCGAAGCGCACCGTCGCGCTACCGGAATTCAAGTCCTCAGAAAAATAGGTTTCCTGCGTGTACCAGCCCTGAATAACTTCGTGACGAAAGCCCCGGGCGAACTCAAGGTAAGCCCGTGCCGTCGCCGATGGAAATTGCTCAGAGGAGGGTGCCCGCTTGCTCCAATCATTGAACAGGTCCTCGTAAATCTCCTTGAGGTGCCAGCGTTGAGCGCACTTGCTCTCGCGACCACAAATGATCAGCCACGGCTCGGAGTAGCGGGCGTACAACTCCTTTTGACCACAAGCCGGACATTTGCCGCCTCGCAGATAGTCGGTGCTCAAGCGACGCTTGAGCCCGTAGTCCCTGGCGAGGCGTTGCAACACATCGGCATGCAGCGCGGTGGTGAAGGTGTTCACCGACGATTTTTCGCCCAAATGCCGCAGGCCAATACCGTGATCAGCTGCTGTTGCGCCGACATCGCAGGTATCGCCGCATACAAGGCTGCGCGTCGCTCGGTAATAGGAGTAGAGCTGAATCGCTCATCATCCCAGTGCTTTTTAAATTGGGCGACCTGCAGCAGGCGTGCGTTATCCAGCAAGCGGCACGCTTCAATCCGGGTCAGTGTGAGGGTGACGCAAACAGTGTCTTCCATTGAAACCTCGATTTTCAGGCATGGCATGCCCATCACCCCGCAATGCGGGGATGCCAGAAACGGAAATGGGCGTGAGGGTGTGTTACGCGGAAAGCGCTTCGACTTGCTGGATGTCAGTCCAGGCCAGATGTACCAGTTTCGCCGCGAGGCTGGCCGGCACTTCCAGCGCCACAGTCAAGTGACGTTCGGCGCTGCTGAACAGTCGATCAGAGTCGACCAGGTACTCCGCTCGATGGCGCAACAGATAAGCGTGCGCAGCATCCTGCATGCAGGTGCGGTAGTCAGGGGTGATGTGGGTGGTTTTCATTGTTTGGCCTCCAGTCCCTGGATCGGAATTTGCTGAGTATCGACTGGCTTCATGGCAGACCGTCGCAATGCAGCGTCCGCCAAAGGGAGTCGTACGTCAGGATTCGCCATGCCGCTGGGGCTCATCTCATGCGTCATTTCGAACTGCGCCCGAACCGACCAGCCGCAGGCTTCATTCAGGCACTGCAAATAGGCGACGCGAAGAAAAATGTGAGTACCTTCGCTCGTGCGTATTCGCATCCGAGATTGGCAGTGGGGACAAACAAGTTTGTAAGTGCTCAATAGCGGCATCCTTGCGTTAAATGAACGGTGTCTCAGTTCCCGGTGCTGATCGTGCCTTCTTTGATACCCAGCAACACAGCGGCTTGGTGAGCCTTGCCGCGACGTCCTTTCTTGCGGCCGTTGAGCAAGTCGCTCACCAGGTTGCTGTTGAGGTCATGCCGGCGGCAGAACTCGGCTAGGCTGATGCCCTGTCTATCCAGCGCTGCTCGGGCTTGCTCGGGTGTGAGTGGGGCGGGCATAGTGTCCATTCGTGTGCATCCGTGTTGATTAGGCGTCATTATGCCCAAATAGTTGGGCCTGTAAAGGGTGGAAGCTTGAAAAGTTGTGCATCTGATGAAGAGTTGGACGTTGGAGTGGGTGAGCGTTTGCGCGAAGAAAGGACGCGCTTAGGGCTCAACCAGGATGCCTTTGCACAGCAGGGCGGCATCACCCGCAACACCCAGGGCAGTTACGAAAAGGGCGAGAGAAACCCCGATTCCGCCTACCTTACCGCCGTGGCCAAAGCCGGCGTGGACGTGTTCTATGTCTTGACGGGCGGGCGTATGCCAGAGCCTGCCGGCGCGCTGGATCCTGCCGAAAACCAACTGATCCAGCAGTTCCGTAGCCTGTCCGACTATGACCAAAAAGCTGTGCATCGCATCGTCGGCGCCATGGCCGAAGTAACCCAGCTTTCCAGCGCCAGGAAATAACTCGTCGAGATTTAGAACATTCGTTACGTTGGATTTCAGTTTTGATTTTCCGCGCTCCTGAGTAACGTTGCGCCCGCAATGCACTTAATGGAGTAGTGGGCATTTGGATCAAGATGAAAAAAAGAACACCTGCATGGAAAAGCCGAACAGCGAAATGTCCGAGTTAAATCAAGAAGAGCGGAATCTTCTTACACGTTACAGAGCGATGTCTGACCAAGATCGTGGGTACATTCAGCACTTTGTAGACGTGCTGACGAGTGCCGGCGCGCAGGCATAAACGACAATCAAGTAAACAATTCAATTGAAATGCATAAACAAAAAAGGAACCCGGCCCAGCGTCGGGTTTTTTGTCAGGCAACGGTGGAGGGCGCCCACACTCAGTACGCCCAGCCGCCCCTGAATCCAAAAATGCAGAGTGCCGTAGCCGCTAGGTTGCAGCCTTAAGGATCACTCTCTTGGGGCGGGGAGAAACGGCTTTCACCACATCATCGATCACCGCCTTGCCCATCTCCGTCAGAAAATGCGAAGCCCAGGCGTATCGGTCGGTTTCTTTCATGAAGGCAGCGTCTTCGGCGAGCGCTTTAGCCAGGCTCAATAGATCAGATGCCTGTTCCAGCGCCTCCTTGACAGGGACGCCAGCGCTGATCTGGAACAGCGGAATTTCACTGCAATAAATGAAGTGGGTGTGGCCGATGGTTTTTTCTTCGACTTCTTCGATCATTGGTCACCTCCACTGGCGGAAGGGATCAGACAGGAGACTGAAAGGAATCTATGAGGGTGGATCCGATTTTCAAGCGGGTTAACGGTGCGCATGGTCTAACTCCTTGACATGAGGAGCTGCCACGTTCGTTTCCAAGCGAATGGGTGGCAGCTATGCGTAGGTTGGAAACCGGGAGTCAAGGAGACCGGCACGCCCGAAGGCGTCCCACGCACAGCCGCCATAAAATACAAACTTCCGAGCGTAAAAATACGCTGGCGCTTGTGAAGGGCGCTGTTGCGTGACTCGACGGGTTTCCAAGCCCGATCACTGAATGTGCAGTGACGTCCTGAGAATATCTCGCCGAAAGAAAGGCCAACAAGGCGATGCTTGCTGAAAAACGCGATTTGCGTACTTCCTTACGCAACGCGCAGATTTTGCCTACAACTGCGAGCAGAGTCACCCAGATATCTACTATCCCTGCCAAAAAGACGTCGACCTTTGGTACAAAAAACGCCCCACTCCGACTTGGACGCGGCGAACTCTGTGTTGAGGAAAGTAATTGGCGACCTTCGACCCAGTTTCACAATCAAACCGCTGCTTAGCGATGTCGCGCACGGGATGTGCTGTCGTTTAGGATCGACTGAACACCACTGCGCCTACTGCGAAACCAACTACAACTGCTGCTGCTACTGCAGTGATCTGAAAAGCCCACCTGATCCGATTCTGCTGCTTGGAAAGCGTTGTCATCTGCTTGTCGAGCCCTGCAATCAATTTGAAAAGATCCGACATAGCCTCCGCTTGCCTGTCCATTTTTCCGCCGAGTGAATGCATGAAAGTGCTGGTGTCAGGTATTACAGCAGTTGGTGACGTAGAGCCGCTGGGATTTTTAGTTTTGGACTTCCAGATCTTCCAGATCTTCCATTCCTTCCAGCCTCTCCAGCTAACCACCGGCCTGACAATCGACATTCTGTCCCCCTCCACAGCAATGATGCTGCCGCCGGCACCCGCGCAAGCAATATTGATGAAGGACAGCATGGCATTAATCCACTGTTTACTGGCGTTCAAGAATTGGAAGGAATTCATCTCGAAATTCTCCAATATCCACTTGCCATAATGCAGAGTTATTACCTCTTGAGCTGCAGAGGTTTTGCCATCTACCGTATTTAGCAATACAAACATGGGCTCAACCATGACCGAGTTTAGTAGGGCAGTGATGACTGCCAGGCTAACCAAGAGCATTCCTTTCGTCATCCGCTCAATCCGCGCGAGGATGATTAAGATGAAAAGAGCTAAACCACCCGTGACAAGCGAAACCCCGGCAAGGACCGGCTGAGTGGAAATAGTGAATTGGGCAATCACATATATCCATAAGCCCGTAGCGGCGAGTAGAAAAATGCCTGCGACCCAAGCAAGAAATTTATACATGTAGCAAACCTTCCAATTTGGTAAGCGTAGGACTATGGCCGATCATGGCCGAGGGTTAATCGTTGGCAGCTTTAACGGCTGGCGCATAAGGATATCGTGAATAGGCTGCTATCTGTGCACTAGAGTGCCTGTTAACCAGTAGGAATTGGGTTTATGAGGATTCAAATAGTGATCCGTTTCAGCCACGTATGTCTGATGAAGGCGCCCACTATTGGCTGATGATTGTTGCGCCAGTTTGCCGTCGTTCGGTGTCGTCGATAGCGGAGGCTCTGACATAGCAGGCTCCGGAGGCTTTCTTGCCGCTAAGGTGTTGTAAGGACAGAATCTTAGCCATGGCCTCCTTGCATTTGGTTTTTGAATCTATCGGGATCGCCTCAGTCGGTTGCCCCTCGACCATCAGTATGAAAACCCACAGTGTAAGCATGGTGCCTCCATGGCTTTCGAAGCTACGCGGTTGGAGTAATGTTCTCCCACTTTAGCGTGCGTTCCAGTGTTTCCCAGCGACGCTTTCCTCTGTAGCTGAAGAGGTACCATTCATGGATTCGGAAATCAGAGCTGCTATGGGGAATGCTAGCCGACGTTCGCCAGGAGCAAACGACAGACGAAAAAAAACCGCCTTTGCGGGACGGTTTTTTTGAGCTTCAGCTTGCGGCCGGAGCTCGTAGTGTCTCACGTGGATACACTGGCGTGATCGCATCTTAGTAAGCTTCAACTGTCATTGCAACGCAAATCTGCATTTCTTGAGAGGTCACTTTGGCACCCTTTGTGAACAGGTTCCATTGCGTATTTCTGATGATTGATAATGTCAGAAATAACAGTTTACAAAAATCGACATTGATTTGATCTCAAAACCTCACAAATAGCCAATCTGTCGGGGTCGCGTTCTACCTTCTAGGTTATTATGCCGACGCTCTCGCACCAGTAGGGCGGTGAGGTTTGGCCGGTGACATGCCGAATTCATCCCTCTGACACGGCTTTGCATCCGTGCCGGAATGATGGCTCGGAGGGAACTCAACCGGCCGCCTCACGTGGATAGACTGGCGTGTATTCCCGAAGGTGTGCATGGTCCGGTAAGCGCACTGGAGGTTTGGCCCCCAACCTTGGAGGCCAAAACGTATGAAGCTTTTATTGCGTACGTTGAGCCTCGTATGGAGATTGTTGAAAGCGTTTCGCTTTTACGAGTTCCTGCGAGACCACTTTGACGACCTGAAGTAACGGTCTTTTGTGTGGGGGAACCCGTGTCAGTTTCGACTGATGCGGGTTTTTTATTGCCCTCAAAAAACTGTCAAAAATAATAATTCAATCAGTTGGTTCTCTGACGCCAGTAGGGCATTTCGTCGGCTTCTGTAGGAATCATCCGGTGACTCTGAATATACTGGTTATGCGTACAGTATTATTCGCATGGGAAACCGAACTGATGAAATCCTCAATCACCGTCACATCTGCCAAACCGTCAAACGACCTGACTCACTGGCAGGCGATGCTCGCCGACAGATCTGCGCTTTTCGCTCGACCAGGCGCTCACCACAAAGCACTGCTGATCGGAGCCCGCGCGCTGTACACAAACAAGGTGATTGATAGCGACGACCTGTGTGATTTGCTTGAGCTGGCCGATGGAGCGCTGGCCTTCGCAGTGGAATGGATGCTCGACCTCAATAGTGATGAGTAGGCGATGAACAGTCGCTTTGCTTCTACAGTCCATTTCTCATCCAGGTTCGAATCATGAGTGTCACCATCCTTGGCCCGCTCTCGGCGGGCGGCGAAACGCTCCCGCTTTACTCTTTCCGTATACCGGCAGGTTTTCCGTCCCCAGCCGCCGACCACATCGAAAAGCATGTCTCCCTGGACGAGCTGTTCGATATCCGAGCGCCGCACGTCTACCTGGCCAAGATCGAGGGCGACAGCATGCAGGGCGCCGGAATATTTTGCGGCGATCTGGTCATCGTCAATCGCAGCCTCAATGCCGAGCATGGCGACATTGTCATCGCCGGTCTCAATGCCGAACCCATCTGCAAACGCCTTCACCGTCGTGACAACGTTGTCATGCTGCTATCGGCCAATAGCAAATACCCGCCGCGCTACGTAATGGAGGGTGATGAGCTGGTGATTTGGGGCGTAGTGACCTACAGCGTGCGCGACCATGGCCGGTCGTGATCAGGTTTTCGCTCTCATTGACTGCAACAGCTTCTACGCGAGCTGTGAGAGGGTGTTTCGCCCCGACCTTGCCAAGACTCCGATCGTTGTTTTGAGCAACAACGATGGTTGCGTCATCGCCCGCAGCTATGACGCAAAACCCTTCGTCAAAATGGGCGCCCCGTACTTTCAAATCAAAGACGTGTTGCGACAACACGGCGTTCAGGTGTTCAGCAGCAACTACGCGTTGTATGGCGACATGAGCGAGCGGGTGATGAAGATCATCGAGTCCATGGTGCCCGCCGTCGAGGTGTACAGCATCGATGAGGCCTTCGCCGACCTCACAGGTATTCCGGGTGACCTGACTGCCTTCGGCAGAACCATTCGTGCTGCCGTCTACAAAGGAACGGGCATTCCGGTTGGCGTCGGCATCGCGCCTACCAAGACCCTGGCCAAACTCGCCAACCACACAGCAAAGCGACTGCAAGCCCACACGGGCGGCGTGGTGGATATCTGCGATCCCGTTAAAAGGGATTGGGTGCTGCGTAATACCGATGTCGGTGAAGTTTGGGGCGTCGGGCGCCGGATGAAAGCTCACCTCGAGACCATGAACATCAAAGCCGCGATGGATCTGGCCCTAGCGGATCCTTGGACGCTACGACAGAAATTCAGCGTAGTGATCGAGAAAACCGCGCGTGAGCTCACTGGCACCTCGTGCCTGGAGCTCACCGAGGCCGAGCCAGCCAAGCAAGAAATCTGCAGTAGCCGCATGTTCGGCAAACGCCTGACCACCATCGAGCCGATCAAGGAGGCTGTTGCCACATACGTGCACCGAGCCGCTGAAAAGCTAAGAGCGCAGAACTCGTTGTGCAAGAAAATCCGCGTCAGCATTCGCACCGGTATGTTCAGTCCAGAGGAAGCCAAGTACGCCAATGGGGCGCTGATTGAACTGCCTTACCCTACGAATGATGTGCGGCTGCTGACCAAGGCTGCGACCGGAGTAATTAACCGTCTGTTCCGTCCTGGCTTCAAATACAGCAAAGCAGAGGTCCTGCTGATGGACTTGCGGCAGCCGGGTGAGTTCACCGATGACCTGTTCGCCCAGTCTCAGCCAGCAGCGGCGAAGAAGGTCATGGGAGTTCTGGATGAGATCAATCAGCGCTGGGGCAGGGGCACGCTTCAGACTGGAAGCGTGCCGGCGACGCCTGATTGGGGCATGCGCCGGGAGATGATGAGTCAGAGCTTTACGACGCGCTTCGACCAACTGTGGAGGGTTCGGTGCAATTAGCGCATTTGGGAAGTGTTTTGAAGGATGAGTAGGGCACGGAGCATAAATGATTTCATTGTGCTAGCATCTTTAAAAAAGGAATGGGGAACGGTTTGATGGTGTTTGAAATGGAATTGCAGGCATTTTTGCTAAGTGCGGGTATTGAACAGGATGAGTGGGATCGATCTGGAGCGGATTGGGGCCAGTTATGTCTAATTGCAAGAGATTTTATCGAGCAAAAACCGGCCCTAAGTAGTGCTGCTGAGCAAATATCATCTCGAATCCGGACTTTTCCAGGTGTGCACTCTGTTCGCTGGCGTATCAAAGATACAACGCACCTACTAAAAAAAATTGTAAGAAAAAAGTTGGAGAATCCCATTCAAGGTAAGTGGGATAACATTAGTGTTGAAAATTATCTCGATGTTGTAACTGATTTGATTGGTGTTAGAGCACTGCATCTTTTTAAGGATGAGTGCGTTGAGATAGATTCCTCTATTTGTGCTGTATGGGACACTTGCGAGCCAGTCGTGATGTACCTTCGCAAAGGCGACGAACCGATAGAGACGATAATTCAGCGGGGGGGGGAGCCCAAAGAACACAGTGCCGGATATCGATCTATCCATTATATCGTGCGGAGTCAGCCGGAAAAGAAAGTTTTAAAAGCCGAAATTCAAGTTAGAACGATTTTTCAGGAAGGATGGAGCGAGATTGATCATCGCGTAAGGTATCCTGATTACTCCGATAATGAGCATGTTAAATTTTTTCTTGATATGTTTAATGGTTTGGCGGGGAGCGCGGATGAGATGGGGTCGTTCGTAAAAAAGCTAACTAAATTATTGAGCGACTCCGAAGATCAAAAAAAGCAAGCTCTAGATGCCGTTAAAGGGCGAGAAGAAGCGCTGGCAGAACGTGATGCAGCAATGATCGATATTGAGGAAAGACTGAATGAGTTTGATCAGCTGAAAAGGCAGGACGCTAAGTCTCAAGAAATTATTAAGAAATTAAAAGATGACCTTTCGAGGCTTAGAAATAGTCAGCGCGCAGCAAGTATATGGGGGCGCCCTATTGAAGAAATCTTCCCGGTGTTGGTATCCGAAGCTGGAAGTGCGAAGAAAGAAAAAGACACTTTCGGAAAGTGGAATAACAGTCAGGACCCGGATGATTTGGCGTCCTTTATCGCGAACGCTGATTTTCGAGAAATCCTCGCAAAGAGTAGTCGGAAATCTTAGGAAGTATAACAACATTACATAGGGCCGCCTCAGTTTCGAAGAGGCGGCATTTTGTGCACTAAGTCTTAGAATTTAACCTCCGCCCAACCCACTCCGCCACCTGCGTAACAACGGCATTTCCGGCACCGAAAGCCTCTGCAAGGTTGGCCGCATCCAGTCCGAGGCAAAACCCATCATCTTCAGTCGCTCGCTGCCGCTCAGCCATCTGATCCCATCCGTTCGCGTGAGCGACGAGAGTGGTACAGCCCATAGCGATCTGTGAGGGGACTCTGTCGGCCAGTAGAGTATTGGCAGCCCAGGCATCCGCTGGGCGTGGCCAGTGCTGCGATTGAGACGCTGGAGGTATTGCGTCCACTGGCGCGGCGTCAGCCAGGAACTCGAAGGGGGGCATTTGTCGATAACCGGCGACCAGGAATATTCGACGACGTTGCTGGGGGACTCCGAAATATTGAGCATTAAGCACTCGCCAAAATCCCACATACCCGCAGTCCGCAAGGGCCCGGATGACTGTTTCAAAGTCGCGGCTATCGTTGACAGCGAGCAGGTTAACGACGTTCTCAAGCACCACCCAGCGAGGTTGAATTTCCTTGAGGATTCGTATGACTTCCCAAAACAATCCGCTGCGGGCGCCGCGTAGTCCGCGGGAGTCTCGATTGCTTTCTCGGGCGCCGGCGATGCTGATGTCCTGGCAGGGGAATCCGGCGGTAAGGACGTCGACGGAGCAAAGGTTGTGGGCGCCGCAGTGGCGCACGTCTTCAAATTGCTGTGCGTGAGGAAATCGATCGGCAAGCACAGCCCGGTTGATGGGGTTGAGTTCGACTTGCCAGGCGCTGCGGTATCCCGCGTTTTCAAATCCGACATCAAAGCCTCCTATGCCTGCGAACAGGCTGCCAAGGGTGGGTTGGGGCATTCAGGAACTCGTTGTTCTGGATGCTCAAGGCACGCTTGGGGGAGGCTCGGGGCCTTCAAGTGGTTGAGTGTCCGGCAGCGCGGGCACTTGATCTGTAGTTCAGTGAAGCCGCTGGCGGCGGCAAGTTTGCGACAGCAGTGGCCGCAGCGGATGTCCTGCATGCAATTGTCCTTGATGGGTCATGGTTTGTCTCGTTGAAGCTTTTTCCATTCGCGATCCGCCGCACGTTTGGCGGCGTTTTCAGTGGCGTACAGCCAACGTAGGCGTTTAGGTTTGCGCGGATTTGCGACCATTACCGGCTTCTGCACGCCGGTTTTCTTGTCTCGGTGGTACGCGATAACGCCAGTGAATTCGTCTTTGTTTTCTTCTGCCAATCGCTCAACTGTGTCATCCGGCAACTTGCTCTCAAGCTCAAGGCTGACGGTGTACCCGCTGTCCGCGCTGACGGAGTGCTGCACGTTGCCGCCGTACCATATGATCTGGTCGATTTCGGTTTTCACGCCTTCGAGCGAGTAAGTCAGCTCCGGGATCAGATCTGGTCGACCTACGGCCAGCGTGTAGCTGAGCGTCGCGCTGCCACGTTGCAGTCGGTTGAATTCGGCGCGGGCGGCGCGTAGGGCCGATTGCTGATCGCTGTACGTGTGGCGCAGATCTTTGAGGTTCTCGCCGCCACCTGCGATGGCTTGTTGTTTCTCGGCGCTGTTCACGTCGTAGAAATACGCGCGTACGCCGTCGTAACTATCGCGGTCGGCCTGCAGGTATCGGTGTTGATCGCCGTCGGCGCGAGTCAGAGTGATGTGGGGCAGGTCGGCACCGCTGGCGGTCTTGCCGCCGCCGGCCGGCAGGCACAGCAAGCAGCCAGCCTTGACGGTGACGACGGCGTCGAACTCCTCGCCTATGCGGCTGATCAGATTGGCGTCGGATTCGTTGGCCTGGTCGAGTTGCAGGATGGGTAAACCGTCAAGCGTGCCGGCGATGGTGGTGGTCAGACCGTTGCCCAAGGCGATGTCTCCGAGCACGTCTCCGAGGGTGGTGTTGCTCCAGCTGCGTTCGCGTTTTGTTTTCAAACTCTTGCGCAGGTCAGCGGATCGAGCACGAATGGTCAACACGTCCGGGGCGCCGCAGTGTTCGGTTTCGTCGACGGTGTAGGTGCCTTTGTCGACTAACCCTGTATCGCTCCAGCCCAACCATAAGCGAATCACCGCTCCGGTGGGTGGGATCGCGAGCAGGCCATCGTGGTCGCTGAGGGTGATGCTGAGCTGATCGGCTTCAATGCCGCGATTGTCGGTGAGGTCCAGGCTCATCAGACGCGGGCTGACCAAATGAGCGATGTCGTTGCCGTCCACGGTGATGCGATATGCCGGCACTGGGTAAGCAGCTTCGCGCTGGTAGCGTGAAAGGGTCTTGTCCAGGTAGCCGGTGACGCGGGAGAGGGCCGTGTCAATCACAGCAGTGCCCTCATGATGCTGATGCCCACGCTGGTTCCGGCGCCGATCAAGTCGATGCGGTCGTCATCAATGCGCTTGAGGCTCAACATGAATTCGATACGCCGGGGCGTACCGTCGCGGAAAAACAGGGTCTTGGTTTCACTCAGACTTTCGATGATCCACAAGCCGTAAATCCGGCCGCTGCCTTCGACCATTGGCCACGCCTTACCGGTGTTTGCCATCAGCCTCAATGCATCGAGGCTGAGCGCGCTGCCGGCCAGTTCCGGGAGGATCAGGCCGGGCAGGGTGATCGAGTCGTCACCCCGGCCCAAAAACTGCCGTGCAGGTGCCGCGCCGACACGATTACTGCTCGCGTGTCGCCATTCGGTTTGACGTTGCAAGGCCTGATAGGCCGCGGTGGAGAGGCTGAAGACGAACATGCCCAAGGCCAGCATCATGGGCATTACTCCAGGTCGGCCAAACGGCTGCGTTGACGGGCTTGTTTCTCGTGGTGGACGCGCATCATCTCGGCGCGTACCGCACGACCAATCGCCAACGGATCCATACCTGGGGCAGGGTGGATGTTGATCTGGTAAGTGTCGTGGCTGTCTTGAATCGATGGTGTGCGCGGTTTGAGGGGAGAACGGCTGTCGACGGTCAGCGAATGGTTTCTCGCACCCGGCATAACGCTGATTGATTTGGCCGTATCGTTAAGTCGCAGAGCCAACGCGCTCAGCACGCCGATCGGTTGACGCTGATTGCGCTCCAGTCCATGTGCGAGGCCGGCCATGGTGAAACCACCCAACTCGGCAAAGATGCGGGAAGGACTATTGATACCGAGCTTTTCCTTGAACCAGCCAATGGTCGAGTCGCCGATATCGCCCATGACATTTTTCAACTCACCGAGGCCGGCCTTCAGCCCTTTCACCAGCCCGTCGATGATCATCCCGCCGAACTCGGTAAACCGGCCGGGCAGCTCGATGCCAAGGTATTTCATGACGGCAGCGAAGGCTTTGTACAGCAGGCCTACGGGGCTGAAGTTGATCAGGGTTTTGAGGATGCCGGTCATGCCACCGTTGAAACTGGCTTTGATCTCTTTCCAGGCATCGGTGAAGTAGAGCTTCACCGCGTCCCAGTTTTCGTAGAGCAGATAGGCGGCACCGACAAGGGCGGTGATGGCCAAGCCGATGGGGTTCAACATCAGCGCGCGTCCGATAAGCAGCAGCGCCTTGCCCACGAAGGGCAAAACTTTGCGACCAAGACTCCACAACAGGCTGACTAGGCTGGGCAGGCGAATCCCCATGCTCAGGAGCATGAGCCGCAACGCCACGAAGGGCAGCATGACACCGGCAACCGTCACCATCAGACCGCCGAATACCACCGCTAAACCCGCAATGATTGCTGAGGTTTTGACAATGGCGGCCGCCAATTCTGGGTGTTCGGCGACCCAGCTTTTCACACCGCGAATAACCTCTGTGAGCGATAGGATCAGCGACCGTAAAGGCCCATCCTGCTGCTCCTGTAATTCAATGCCCAGATCCTGCCAGGCACTGCCTAACGTGATCAGGTCACCTTTCAAATTATCAGCCATGACTTTGGCGGTACGAGCGGCTTCCCCTTGGCTTTCGCGCAGGCTGGCAATCAGTTTTTGCAGCTCGCCATTGCCGGCTTGATCCACCAATTGGGCCATGCCTTTGACGGCTTCTTCACCGGCAATAGCTTTGAATAGCCCACCTTTTTTCGCGGTACCCAAGTGTTGGGTTTTGTCGTGGATCTCTTTCAGGATGTCCGGCATTTTTCGCAGGTTGCCTTGAGCGTCGGCGGTTCGGATCTGCAGTTGCGCAAGTGCTTTTTCAGCGGCTTTCGGTGGTGACGCCAGGCGGTTCATGATCGAACTCAGCGCCGTGCCGCCCATGCTGCCTTGCAGTCCTGCATCACCCAATTTACCGGCCATCGCGGCGGCGGTTTCCAGTTCGACGCCGTAGGTCTTGGCCATCGGCGCGGCGTATTTCATGGTCTCGCCGAGCATCTGCAAGTTGGTGTTGGAGCGGGTAAACGTGCCGACGAGTACGTCGCCCAGTCTGTTCATGTGTTCGGCATCCATGCCGAGTCCGGAGAGGATGTTTGAAGCGATGTCGGCGGTCTTGGCCAATTCGGTGCCGCCAGCGGAGGCGAGGTCGAGCATGCCGGGCATGGCGGCTCTGATCTCTTTCGGCTGGAAGCCGGCCATGCCCAGAAAACCCTGAGCATCGGCGGCCTGACCGGCAGTGAATTGTGTGGAACTGCCCAACCCACGCGCCTGCTTGCGCAGATCCGATAGCTCGACAGCGTTTTGATCGAGGCGGGTGATCGCTTGTACTTTGCTCATGCTGGCGTCGAATTCGATGCCGGGCATGAGCATCTTGGCGCCCGCATACAGCGCAGTGCCTCCACTGGCAGTGGCGGTGGCGCCTTTACCAGCCATTGAGGTGGCGACATCTCGCTGATTTTGTAGTGCGGTGCGTGCCGCTGTCAGCCTTCGCTGTTGAGTCGCCAATGCCGACAAACGCCGGGTCTGCTCTGCGATGCTTTGATTGGCCGCATCGGTCTGCTCACGCAGACGGCGTTCGTGCTGACTGAGGTTTTGGGTACTAAGGCCCGCGTCGTGCAGCCGAGTACGAAGGCGCTGTAATTGCACGCTGCTTTGCTCGTGTTGCTGCTTGAGCTTTTGCGCTTCACGAATTGCCCTGCGTAGAGCTTGCGTCATCGCCCTGGTCGGCGCGGCAGTGGCGGCGATTTGCTGACTCAGCGTTTTGACTTTGTCGCGTGCAGCATTTAGCGCCTGCGCCGTAGTCTCGGCGGCCGCACGTTGCGAGCGCCAGGCGCTCACATTCTTTTGTTGTGAGTTGAGTTCCTTGAGCTTTTCGCGGGCGTCCTTCAAAGCGCGGGCCGCGCCGATGCTGCTGTTGTTGATTGCTCTCAGTGGGCGGGTGGCTTGATCGATGGCACTCAGCAATACCCGCAACTTCAGATCATTCGCCATCGACAACACTCCGCAACCTGGCACGCTCGCGCCATTCCATCAGCTCTTGCAGGTTCAGCGAATCCATGTCCGCTGGTGCCCAATGAAAGACCACCGCCAAGTCAGCCATTGCATCCTCTACGCAACGAGGCAGACATCCGTCTTCGCCGACTTCTGCAATAAAAAAGCGGAAATCTTGCTACCACAGGCCAGCAGATCCGCCGGGTCCATGCCGGCGGCTTCCGGCGCGGTAATGCTCGGCGACGTGATGCGCGGCAAGATCTTGATCAGGGTGGCCACGTCCATGTTCAGCAACTCGATCAACTGCACGCCGCGCAGTTCGCCCGATTGAGGCTTGCGCAGACTGAGCGTATCGATAGTGGTTTTGCCGCGAGTGATGGGTGTGTCGAGGCTGACGCTGTTTTCATCGGCAGACTGGTTGGTTTCGTGTGTTTCTATGCTCTGCATGGGGAGTATCCAATGGGGTTGGGAAGGTCAGAGGCCGATCGCGGCGCGCTGTTTTTCGAGCATGTCGACGCCGTTCACGTTCTCGATGAAATTGAGCAGATCGATCTCGATGATGTCTTCGTTATCGACGATGAGCTTGTAGTAGGAACAGGTGGTGGTGATGCTGTGTTCAGTGTCTTCGCCGGGCTGGGCGTCGCCCATTTCGATGGTTTCGTGACGGCCGCGCATGACCACTTCCACGGCGCTGACGTCGCCCGTATCGTCGCGCTGAAAGGCCCCGGAAAATCGCAGCGCCACACCCGAAGCGTTCACCGCGCCGAACTGTCGCAGTGCGATCAGGTCCAGTCCGCCGGTCTTCCATTCGAACTGGATGCCGTCATCGGAGAACCCCAGGTCAGCTTTGACCGGGCCGTTCATGCCACCGCCGCGATAACTTTCCATTTTTCGTCCGAGCGGGGGCAGGGTGACGGACTTGACCACGCCGACGTAGCTGTTGGCATCGTTGAACAGGTTGAGGTTTTTCAGTTTGCGCGGCAGGGCCATGGCGCCGTTCTCCGGTTAGCGGTTGATCTGGCTGGCGAAGTTGATGAGGTAGCGGTCGGTGATGCGTTGGCGCAGGGTCAGGTCTTCCAGCGGCGGGATAGGTGTGTAGTCGTAATCAAGCCAGAGCTTGCCGGCCTTGAGTGTGTCTTTGGTGTTGATGTCTTCGGGGTACCAGCAGCCGCCACCGACCAGATAACCGCCAGCGACTTTGGTGCGAAACTCGGCGTTCACCGACTCGATCATGTCGCGCACCAATGAGGCGTGCAGCGGCTTGTCCATCGCCCACATCTGAGCGCCGGCCATGGTGTCGGCCAGTACTTGCGCGGTGCGGGTGTAACTCTCGAAAGCGAACAGCGGGTCATCGCTGCAGGTGCGGCTGCCCCAGAAGCGAAAGCCGCCTTCGTTGATCAGCGTCGTGACGTCGTGACTGTTGAGGTAGTTGGCGTCGGTGGCCGGGTTTTGCAGGTCCCAGAACACGTCGGCGTTGATGCCGCTGACACCGTTGACTGTCACGTTGGACAGGGTTTTGTGCCAGCCAACTTGCTGATCGATTTTGGCGCGCAAGCCCAGTGCGTTGGCCACGGCGCTGGCAGTGGCGGTCTTGTTGGTGACTGTGCTCCAGGTCTGAAAGTCGGGCCAGATGACCATTACTTCCCGAGCACCGAAGTTGCGACGGTAGGCGACGGCCTCTTCTTTGGTCTGGCAGCCCCAGGCGCTGACATAAGCGAATGCGCGCAGTTGTTGAGCGAGCGATGTGAGGGCGGTGGCCACGGGCAACGAGTCGAACCCGGGCACGCCCAGAATGCGCGGCACCAGTCCTAGTCGAGACTTGGCGGCCAGCAAGGCTTTCATACCGGTGTATTTGCCGGTTTCGGTGGTGGTGCCGATTAACGCGCTGGCGGTCTCCGCTTCGTCCTGGCCTTCCTTCACGCGCACCACAATGACGTAGGGTTTGGACTGGTTGGCGATGGCTTGCAGGCTGACCGCCAGAGTGCCTTTTTCACCGGCCTTGCCAATGGCGCTCTGTGCGCTGCTGATCAGCACGGGTGTATCCAGTGGGAAGGTCGATGCATCGGCATCATCGGCGGTGCAAACCATGCCGATGACGGCGGTGGGGATCGTGCGGATTGGGCGCGAGCCATCGTTAAGTTCGATGACTCGGACGCCGTGAAGATAATCGGACATGGAAGCGGCCTGTGCAGTGATCGTGAAGTCGATGCACAGGTTGCCGATGGAGGATGATGACGTCGCGGGGTGGATGTTGTAGGAGGCTGGGTTACAACCCGGTAGGGTCTGGAGGTGCTGGCCAATCGATGATGTCGGGGAACTGCTCCTGCTGTTCAATGCGGTTGAGATCTACGCTGTAGCGCATCCAGCCCAGTAACAACGTCAGCTCTTGAGGTGTTGCAGTACCCAACTTCTCCGCGTACTGAAGCGGTGCGATGCGCAACTGCGCGTTACGCAGCAGGTCGTCGCGATGCTGTAGAGCCTGAGCGCTTTGAGTTGCACGCAGGGCCGATTCGTCGAGCGTCCATTGTTCGTTGATCCATCGGAAGTGTTCGCCTGGCCATGATTGGGTGGTCAACGCTTCCGGTAGCTCGCCTAATTGTTGCCACGATTGGCTCGCACCATCTGCCTTCTGGAAAACTGTTCCTCGCAAATCGCGTACCTGCCGGACTTCTCCATCGAGCAGTGCCCACGTTGTGCCTTGCTCTGTCGGCGTGAGCACTTCGGGGACCTGCACGGCGTTGCCGGGAAGCTGGGGGCCGAAACCGGGAATATCCGGGAACGTCACTGGGCCGGCCAGCGCCCCGGCGTCATCAATCAAATAGGTAATCATCCAGACCTCAGATCAGTTTAATTCGGGCGGGGTAGGCGATATTGCGTGGGCGAGTTTCGTCGTTACCCATTCGCCCGATTAACGGCGGCGATGTGTTGTAGGCCACTACGTGGTTGATTTGAGCAACAGAAGTTGATGCAGCAGAAAGAAGCGCTACGCGGTCACCCTTGCCGGAGCCGAAAGAAACAGGGTGGGTGTGACGCTCAAACGTGTCGGGTGTCCATGAACCGGCGATCCGCCCGAGAACTTGCCACTCACCGGCGCCGTCCGTCTGCGACTCATTCGAGGCAACAATCTCTGACTCTCCGACGGAAACAATGGTGGTGCCTTTTGGAAAATCGCCGCCCTCCAACATCATGCCGATCTTGACGCGCATGCGGCCGCGGATATCGCTGATAACCGGACTTCCTCGCGTTGTGGTACCTGTCAGAGTCGATTTATCGACGCGCCGGTCTTCATCAAGCACCCTGAAAAACTCGCCTCTTGCCTCGGGTAGCCGAAACGTCGTTTTGTGGTCGCCGATCGTCCATGCACCTTCCAGGTAACTATGTTTTTCCGGATAGAGCATCCCCGATTGTTGAGCGTGATCCCACAACCATGGCCACTCATTTCTGTCGAGTAATTGCCCGCTCATGGCGCCGTAACCACCGGGACTGAACACCGTGGTGGTTTCGAAAACCGGTCGCCCCAATGTTGTGCTGTCGAAACGACCTAATGGCCACCAACTCCCAGCACCATCACTGCGCAAATGCCACCAATCACCAGCGCCCATCAGCACGAGAAACGGATAACCCGCTGGGTTCAAGTGCGTATGAAACATGAGTGTGTCTTTGCCATGTGCCTTGATGACCAGGCGATTGATGCTGTTGTCTTTGCGGTGAACAATCACGTCCCGTATGCCGAGTCGGGTATCAGCTGCTGGCAGCTGGATGTTCAAGGCGCGGGTACTGGCATCTATCAGGACGATGCCCATTTCTTGGGGTTTCAACGTTCGGGATGACGATACGTTGGTGAACGCTGAGCGCGCGATGAGGGAGCGATCCACATAGTCTCGGGTCGCCAGAACCACCGTCGGATCAATCTTGAGCTGAATGTTGGCGGTGCCATTGGTGATGATGTGCATCCGCACCACCTGGTTACGCCCCGACCCTTGCGCAAGCAGTGGCTTGTAGCTGGGTGGCAGATTCGCAACCGCACAAAACACACCGTCGCTGTCTTCGAGTGCCAACTCCCTCATCCACCAGCCACCCACTTCCGGGGGGAGTACCACTTCGGCGATCAGCACGTTTGGATCGGTAGGAGACGTGTGCAACTGGTTGAGGGGTGCGCGATGGACCTGATTGATCAGTTGAGTCTGTGAGGCGTCAGGCGTGGGAGCGACGCCGTTTGCATCACCGAACAGCATGTGGCTTGGCTGCCAGGGAATGCCGAGGGCATCGCAGTTGGTTTTCTTGGCAGCGCCCAGCGCAGTTAGCAGGCCGCCGAAAATAGAGTTCTGATCAACCATTGAGGTAAACATCCAGTTCGTCGAGGGTGTAAAGGTTTAAGCCGCTGTAGCCCCGGACAGCTGCGTCGATATCCGGGTTGTTCCATGGGTACACGTTGATTTCGTCGCCCTCGTAAACGGCGCATCCAACGAGCGTGCTGAGTCGGGTTTCAAGAATGATGTCGAGGCCCGCCAAGTGGCGGGTGAGGGGTTTGGCGTCATCGATCAGCCAGACCAGTTCCTGGTACATGGCTTCGGTGATGCCAGAGTCGAGGACGCCGATGCGTAAGGTGAAGGTGCCGGGTGGCCCGAGTGGGATGGACTGCCACCATTCGGCGACTTCGATCAGGTAGCCCAACGGTTCGACTACACGGCGTAAGGCGCCGATGGTGCCCTTGTGCGAGTGGACGTAGTACGCCGCGCGGCAGGCTGCGCGCTTGGCTGGCTCCGGCCATTTGCTGTCCCAGCGATCTACCGAGAACGCCCAGGCGAGGTACGGCAGCAAGGGCAGGGGGCATTTGTCCGGGTTGTAGAGCGTTCTCAAGGGAATGGGCACGCGTTGGATTTGTGCCAGCGCTTGAGCCGCCTGGCGCTCCAGTGGTGTCGAGTTACTTGGTAGCAGCGGTTGATAGCTCATCATTCGAAGCCCAGCTCCAGTTCGACATGCGTGCAGTACGGCGCCTGGTACTTGGTGGCGACGATGTCCACCCAATCCTTCAGGACGACTTTACGCACCCCTTCGACGTGCAGTGCGGCGTGGACGATGGATTCGGACACCTCTAGTGCCAAGCGACGGCGCTGATGGACGAACTGCAGCAGCTGCGCTTGGGCGGCAGCCAGGATCAGTTCGGTTTCCGGGCCGTTGGTCAGCGGGTAGAGCTTGGCTTTGATCTGGTAGTTGAGGATCTGCGCACCCTGCACGGTCAGGCGATCTGCGAGCGGCCGGCGGTCGTCGTCGCTGAGATAGGCCTTCACCTTGTCGAGCAGTGTCTGTGACGCGGTACCGTCGCCCAGCACGGATTGCACGGTGACCACGGCTTCGGCCGGGGCCGGGCTTTCGGCGGTGGCGTCGGCGACCTGGCCGTCTGCGGAACGGGCGTGGAAGATGTAGCTGTTACGCGGGCCGGCGGTGCTGAGGCCTTCCCATGCCATCTGTGCGCGCTCGCGCAGGCTGTCGTCACTTTCCATCAGTTTGGCCAGCGGCGGCACGGTTGTCGGGTTCGCGGCCTGAATGACCAGTCGCTTGACGTTGAAGTTAGCGGCGAGTTGATCGAGGTCGGTGCCTTTGGCCAGGGCGAGCATGTTGGCGACGGAGGCTTCGTTGACCCGCTGCCGCCAAATGATTTCGCGGTAGGCGTTTTCCTCGAGCAATTTGGTCAGTGGCTCCGATGGCATGTTGAGTCGGGCGGCAATCTCAGCCTGCTGCTCACGCGGCCAAAGACTGATGGCGTAGGCTTTTCGCTCGGCGAGGATCTGCTCGTAGTCGATTTGTTCGACGATCTGCGGTGCGGGGAGTTGGTTAAGGTCGAGGGCAACGAAGGTGTTCATACGCTACCCCCCAATTGCAGCGGCACGCTCAAGTTTAGTGGCTGATTGCTGTCGACGAGCGTGCCCTCAAGATCCAGCGACGACTGCCCTTGAAGGTTCGCACCGACAAACTGCACGCGGCTGAGGCTGATGCGGGCTTCCCAACGCATCAGCGCCATTACGGTGGCGGCATACACCTGCAGGCGGGTGAAGTCGTTGAACGGTTGATCGACCAGCTCGGGCAGCAGACTGCCGTATTCGCGGCGCATGACGCGGGTACCGATTCGGGTGGTGAGGATGTCGGTGATGGACTGGGCGATGTGTTCGGCCAAGCCGAGGGCTGCGCCAGTTTCTCGGTTCATTCCGGTTGCCCCGTTTTCGCACCGCCGGGCATGACGCCGCCGTGCGGGTGGTTGACCAGGCTGATGTTTGCTGCGACGACGTCCGCGGATACGGTGACCTTTCCGGTGATGTTCTGGTTGCCGGTTTGGGTGTAGTCGCCTTCGTGGGTGATCGGGCCGACGATGTGGATGCCGCCCTTGCTGGTCAGGTTGGTGGTACCGCCTTCGGCCAGCGTGACGTTGAGGTGGTGAGCGAGGCTGTCGTACTCGATGACGGTGCCGTCGCGGTAGGTGCAGCGGTGCAGGCCTTCGCGGTCGCCGTTGGCGGAGATGTGGTCGCTGAATAGGCCGGTTAGGACGATACCGTTGCCGAGCTGGCCGGAGGGGCTGAAAAGGATTATTTGTTCGCCCTTAGTCGGCGGGTTCCATTCGCGGTCGGCGCCGGCTCGAGTAGCGATCCATGGGAGCCAGGCGGTTGTGAGTGATCCGGTTTTCACCTGCACGCGCGGGGGCTTCATCTGGACGGCAGCGATGGTACCAAGACGGATAAGGTTTTCGATAAGGCGGGCGAGGGTGGCTAAGTCGTTCATAGAGTGGATATTCACTCTATGAACTCATAGTGTGCAGTATCAAGAGTTTGTATTAATTGGCTCCACAATCGAAAGGTCGTCCCCAGGAAATGCATCATGGTTATTAAGCTTGTTTTGTAATAGACCTTAAATACTCTCTCGAACCTTCAGATATGATCTGCACCAAGTTTTTCTCGTCCGCACTAAAAGTGGTCTCTTGCAGATGTTTTTCGCACCATTTTATTAGAGTCGGAAGGTCATACAAATTGGGGTCAGGCATAGATCTCATACTGTAGTTTCGTGTTGGAGTACCTATAGAGTAGCTTGCTAGGGAGGAGATTGCCTTTATAAAACGTTCAGGGTTTGGAAGGATTTTTTCTTCAAGCCATTTCTTTGGTGCGCTCCAACCATCTAAATGACCCCAAGCTCTCAGGATGTCAAAATAGAAAGGGGCCGTAAGCAAGTCGTCGTTATCAGCGTCATTTCTGATCATTTCAAGAAGGCAGTTTCCCAAGGAGGAAAAGTCGTTAGGGGTGATTACTGCCGATTCAAGATTGCTTGAGGCGAACGTACCAAACTCGCGACCTCGATCAACGAAGATGTCTGAACAAATAGTTGGTTCTCGAATTTTTTTAAACGCCGTAAGTAGGTGTGAACCTGCTGTATCTTTTCCCCAGAGAAATAAAAGATCTCTGATTAAGTAGGATAATTGAGAATGCGCTGATAATGTGAGCAAATTCTTTTGCTCATCTTGGCTGAGGATTTTTTTGCCGGCGCGAATAAGCTCTTCTAGAAGTGTTTGGGTTGGAAGTTCTGGTGAGCGACTATTATATCTAAATCTGATTTCTTCAAGGAATTTTGCAATCATTGAATCACCCTGATTATTATATTTTCCTTGGTAGGATTCAATTGTAAGAGATATTAATTCAGCACTGTCGAGTTCTAGGAAAAAGGAGTCTATCGTGGATTTCGGGATTTCATCTCTAGACGGATATAGTCCGAAGAAAGTGTCATACCCAGCTTCGCAGCCTATGCCGCGACGGCGAGAAATCTCAACGTGCAACTCTGGATGAATCGGAGATTTTTCTTCAAGCCATTTTGATGACTGTGGAAACAATGTGCTTAGAAGTCGTATCGTTTGAATTCGGTTTTCTGGCTTTATTTTGCTTTTCAAATTGTCCATTACTGCGGCTCTAAGTTCTGAGGAGTCAATTAAATGTTGACCCTTAGAGAATATGAAATCTCTGTTGTCTCTAACCCAGTTGAAAACATGCTCATCAAATAATCTCATTGCCTCGATGATCAAAAGATCCAGAGGGTCAATTTCTCCTTTAATTGCTGGCCACGAAAGTTTGATTGCGTTGCTAAGGCGCAACACGTCTCTAGGTGAATTGATCCATCTTTGAATTCCATCACGAACTAAATGGTTAAGTCGGCTTGAGGTTTCAATGTTGGATGTAAGAAACTCAATTTCATGGTTAAGGATTTTTAGTAATGATCCGCGGCTTGGTTGCGGTAGTTCGACTTCGAGTTGAACTATTTTTTCAGAAAATTTTGGGGTGTAAGTTTTATCTTCGTCTAATGCTCTGGAGATGATTTTTCTGTCATAAGCTAAAAGGTAGATGACGTTTGGAAGTTGTCCGACCGTTTTAACCATTTGCATAACCGTTTTTATTTCAGAGTGTTCAAGTCTGTCTAGGTCGTCAATTGTTACCAAAAATCGAATATTACTTGATTTAAGTGTTGTGGTTAGTGAATCGTATGCTGTTTGTAATGCAGGCTCGGATAGGAATTTTTCAATTGCGCTATCGAATGGTTTTTTTAATATTGATGTTATGCTTCCTGATACTATTCCATAAGATGGATCGAATTTCATAGCGATTTTTGCGGCTGCATTTATTAGGTCGCCAGTTGATCCTTTTAGGGCTTTAGCAACTTTTTTTAATCCTTTTGATTTTTCTTTTTGTGCTAGATGCTCTGAAAATAATTTAAAAAATGCAGCAATTAGATCTTGATGGCCAGATATTATCCAGGGGCGAAATTTTATAATTGTTATTTTTTTATCTGGGCTTTCTGATTCTTGATTGTGTTTATTTAAATAAGCTTCAATAAAATTAAGCGTGGTGGACTTTCCGCTTCCCCATTTTCCGTGCAGGCCGATCACATATCCGTTCGGGGCTTTTGTGCTCAATATAATATTGCTGAGGTTTTGAGAGAATTCCCGATAACCTAACTGGTCATGTCTCCATGGATTGAGTTTTGGAAGGTCATCTCCGAAAAAAACTCTATCATCATGCATTGCTTATCCCTATGGTAGTTTTAATTTTTCTTTTCTAAGTGGTTGTTATAGTTTATTTTTTGGCTTGCTCGTAGAAGTGGTCAAGTAGGCAGGAGTGAATCAGGTTTAAATCTTCTGGTCTAAATCCTAAAATTTCACGTTTTTTGTACCTTGCTTGTGTAGTTTTTTTATAGGTCCAACCCTTCAACCCATATTGATGTATTCTCGCAATGACAGCAACGCGGTCAGTAAAACCAATACTTATTTCGCTGTAGCTTGCATGGGTGATCATCAGGCTGGATCTGTGGATTTTTCGAAACATCTTCTTCTGACGCTTTATTTTTCCATGTTTGCTACGCAGGTCTCGCGGCTTGCGAGGCGCATATTTGCTACCGTCTGGGTTCCGTTGAGCAACGATCCGTCGCTGCTGACTGCGCCGTAATGTCTGGCCAATGCTTCGGACTAGTTTGTTGCGTGGTGCCTGCTCAAGCTGCCCTAGCAGTGCTGCAGCCCAATACTCAAGCGCGTCCAGTAGGTTTGTCATTTTGGCAACACCTGCTCGCTGCTAGTGTCCTGAGGGCCGGGTATCCAGTTCGATTCAAGGAAGTCGGCAGCCAATTTAGGTTCTCCGGCATGGGCGATAATCGTATTGCCCTGATCGTCCTTGCCCACCACCACGCGTTCAGTAAGTGGCAGCGTCAGGCTCATGTCAACTTTGCTGTTGTCGAGAATGTCAGCCTCGAACTGGATGCCATCAGATGCCTTGCTCAGGTTCTCCAGCAACTCGGACTGATGGACGCTCACCCAACCGAGCAAGGGCAACATGACGCTGTCGGGATGACCAGCGAAGTCGGTGAGGATGATCTGCAGGTTGAAGCTGTATTCGAATGAGAGCGTATGCGCGGCGGTGCAACGAATCTTGCCATTATCAATGAAGATGAGCAGCCGGTCGGGGTTGTGCTTGAGTTCTTCAACGGTGGCAAGCAAGTGTGCTCGCAGGTTTTCAGGTTTGTTCATCGTTTAATCTCAATCCCATAGGTGAACCGTCTTTCGTTGCGGGGCGGCGTCGTAGGGGTCTGGCATCTGTACCAAAATGCCTTGGGGTAAGATCGGGCCGTGGTCGGCCAGTCCGGGGTTGGCCTCAAGTACCGTTTCGGTGACGCCGGCGGTTCGGCCGTAGTGACGCCAACAAAGCGCGTCGACGGTGTCGTATTGCTTGGCCCGGATGCTGACAGCCATCAGATCAACTCCACGGTGGTGCGGCCGAGTCCGAGGAAGTCGCGCACAGCCCAGCGCTGGTCGCGGCGCAGTTCGTCGATGCTCGGGGTCAGTTCGTCAGCGTTCTGATTGCCGCTGTTGGTGCTGTCGTAGGAGCGGTAGCGTTCGCAGATCTCCGCGCCGGTCGCGGCGTAGATCGCTCGTTGGTAGAGGTGAACGAGTTCAGATTTGTCTTCGATTTGTTCGGCTGGGACGTCCGCAAGAGCGGCGTAGCCTTCGGCTTGTTTGGCGCGGCGCCAAGTAGCAAACTCGCGATTAATGCCGATGGCAGCGGCGATGGTCGCGGTCTCAAGTCTGATTGGGGTGACACTTGCGTCGAGGCGCAGCGTGCCTCGCACGTCTTCCAAATCAATCGACGGCCAGAAAGGGTCGGTGGTGATGTGCCCACCGTGGGGCTTGGTGCCGGTACCGCCCGCTACGAATCCGCTCATGAATCTGCGCTCTGTTGTAAGTCGCCGGTGGTCGGAGCTTCACGTTCAGGAGGGGAGTCCTGGCCGATCCGCCCCGAGCCGGCGGGGTGCGTGGGGACGCTCGGGTTGCTGTCCTGATTCAATGACCAGAGCCAGTCAGTTTGTTGTGCAGGCGCTCGGCCCGCTCCAGATCTTTTTTGCCACCGCAGGCGTCGTGCAGGTCGATGGCTTTCTTCAGCAGGTCGATGCCGGCTGGCACCTGACCGGGTTGGCCGGGCCTCTCGTCGGTGATGCTTTCCAGCGTTGCGCGGCCCATGGCCAGGAACAGCTTGGCGCGGGCTTGGTCCGGCATATCTTCGGTTTCGGTCAATTCGGCGGTGCGGTGCAGGATGCCCAGGTCGAACGGCTCTCCGACCTTTTGCGCCTTGAGGGCAACGGTGGCGATTTCTTCCGCCACGAGACAACCGGTTGTGCGCTCGAACCGGTCAGGCATGATCAGTTTGTGTTTCAGGACGTAGTCGGCAATATCCAGAGCGCCGCTATAGTCTTCAGCGTCGATACGCCAGACCATGATGGTCGTCATCACGTCGTCCTGTGCACCTTGGCCACGCTCCAGCACGCCTTGCACATAGGGGATGTACTCGGGCAGTAGCTGGCGTTTCAGCTCGGCTTTGCCCTGGTTCGATTGCACTTGCTTCAGGCGCAGGCGGTCTTGCAGCAGTTGGCTGAGTTGGTGCTCGTAAGCCGTGGCGCCGGCCATGGTTTGAGTGGGATTGGCCGCTGCCGCTTCGATGGCTGCATTGACGCGCACAAAGTGACGTCGGCAAGGATTGGTCATGGTGTTGGCCTCAACTCAGGGTGATGTTTTCGGCCATGGCAGCGCAGCCCAGATCTTCAATTACGTAGCTTTCGTTGACCGACTCATAGTTCTCGATGCGGTCGCGTTTGGCGTTGTCGACGACGGTTCGGCGGCGGGTGCCTTCCTGCCAGTAGATCGACAGATTGTCGAGGCGGGTGACCATCAGGCTGTTCGGTGGGAAATGCGGCACACGCACAGCCGGCAGGTTGCCTAGGCGTTTCTGGCTGGTGACGATGTCTGCGGCCAGCGTTTCGGTCGGCGCCTGTGTTTTGTTGATGATGGGGAAGTATTTATCGGCCAGTAGTTGCCGACCACAGATGACGACCAGCTCGGTATCTTCCTGATACCACGGTTCAATGAATTCGTTGACCATGCTGACAACCAGTGCGTCGATGTTTTCGAAATCCTTGCCACCGCCGATTTCGATTTTGCCGCTGTCCGCAATGACCTCGGCCATAACGCGAGCTTCATTTTCAGTGCGCATTTTTTGCAACCAACCGATGTTGACGTCCTGCAGCAGCGGGTGAGTTGTCGGGTTCGATGTTGCGGCACGGCTGGTGCCGTTCCAGCCGATCATGATCCGGTTGAGTGCCTGGGCTTTGATGATCGCGTCGCGGATACGCGCCTGGAAGTCTTTGAACTTCGCCCACTGATCCAGCTTCTGGTAACGCAGGCCGGTGTCGAAATTGGTTTGCGTGCAGGTGTACCCGCGATTGTCCAGGCTGCTCGGGTCACGGGGTTCGCGATCCTTCACAGTGGTGTCGGTGGTGCTGGCAATAGTGCCGTCGATACCGATGCCGATCTTCTCGCCTGACTGCTCGGACACGCCGTAGATGTTGATCGAGCTAAGGAACGAACTGGATTCTTGAATGCGGGTTTCAAGCGTCTGGGCAACGCTCGGCGCGGCGGTGAATTTGGTGGTCACGTCGCTCACGCCGTGCAGTTGGGCGAGCTGCTGCAGGTAGGCGTTGAACAGAACGCGTGTGTCGTTGCGCATGGTGGTCGTCCTTGGTTATTCGGGGCTATGGCGGGGGCTGACTATCAGCAGTCAGTCACTACCGAGTTATCGCCGCCTGTTACCGGAGGGCGCGTTTTTTGATTGGGGTCTTGGGTGGTGGAGAGCTGGGTCTTCAGTTCAGTGAAGTCTTTGCTCAATTGATCCAATCGAGTTTGCAGGCCTGTAGAAAACTTCTTTTCGGCAGCCATTTGCGCGGGCAGATCCTTGACGTGCTCGGCGACGGTTTCGACGGCTTGGCTGATTTGCGCGAACTCGCTGTCATCCTTGTTTTGCTTGCCGCTGAGCAGGTTTCTCACGGTGCTGAGCAGGTGAGCGCCCATGCTCGTTTTATCTTCGACTTCTTCAAATGTCAGTTCGGTTTCCAGCGCCTCGGTGAACATCGAGGTTGCGGAATAGTGGCGATCCTTGAACGGGCTGACGTCCGGTTTCTGGGCCGAGAACGACAACACGTCAGTGCCGAGACTGGCGGGTGAATCGGTCACGCCGAGCCCCACGATGTAAGCCTCACCGGTATCGGCGAAGCTGTCGTCGATTTCGATGGAGGTGTAGATCTTCTGTTTTGCTTTGTTCATGGCGATCAGGTCCGCCGTTGGCTCGACCTGGGCAAACAGGGCCAGTTTTTTTTGGCCGTTGATGTCCACTTCTTCGGTTTTCACGGCCAGCACGTCACCGTAGGCCTTGAATGGGCTGTCGGGTAGCAGACTGCGGAAATGCTCAAGCCAGATGCGCGCGCCGTAGGTGCTTGGGTTGAAGTTCTTCGCGGCCTGTTCCAGCCAGTTGCGTTTGATGGTGCGCTTGTCCGAGGTAGCGCCCTCTACGGCGACGCGGAACCAGTTGCTGCGGAATTTCTTCATGGCGGGAAACCTCTTTGCTTGGGCGCTGAATGCCTGCGATGAGGGGCATGGTCGTGACGCGCGCGAGTTGCGGCAATGAGGCGGGACTGTGGGGAAGAGCGGTACAAAAGGCGGCGCTATTGAGTCGCCGGCATGGGCGGCAGCATCGCGGCCATGACTACGACCGCACTGCTGCCCATCGATCCCCGCCGCCAATCCAAGTTTCTCTACTGGATGGGTTGGCGCGTCTGTGAAATTGCCGAGGCCACAGGCGAAAAGGAAAAAACGCTACACAGCTGGAAGGCCCGCGACGAGTGGGACCGGGCCGACAACGTCGAGCGTATCGGCGGGGCACTGGAAGCGCGGTTGGTACAGTTGATCCTCAAGGAGGGGAAAAGCGGCGGCGACTTCAAAGAGATTGATTTGCTGCACCGGCAGTTGGAGCGGCAGGCGCGCATCCAGCGCTTTCAGGGTGGCGGTACCGAAACCGACCTCAACCCGAACCTGGCCAAGCGCAACGCTGAGCCAAAGAAGAAGGCCGTTAAAAACGAGATTGATGAAGATCAGATCGAGCTGCTGCGCGAGGCCTTTATCGATGGCTGTTTCGACTACCAGAAAGACTGGTACCGCGCCGGCAATCAGCGCACTCGCGTCATTCTCAAGAGCCGGCAGATCGGTGCAACTTACTACTTCGCCCGCGAGGCGTTCATCGATGCGCTGGACACTGGACGCAACCAGATCTTCCTGTCGGCTTCGAAGAACCAGGCCTACCTGTTCCGGGGCTACATTCAGGCGTTTTGCCGCGAGGTGATCGGCGTTGAACTGACCGGTGACCCCATCGTGTTGCCCAACGGCGCCGAACTGTTTTTCCTCGGCACCAACGCCCGCACCGCCCAGGGCTACCACGGCAATTTCTACTTTGACGAATTCTTCTGGACGTTCAAGTTCGAGGAGCTGAACAAGGTTGCCTCGGGCATGGCGATGCACAAAAAGTGGCGCAAGACCTACTTTTCTACGCCGTCTAGCATGGCCCACGAGGCATACACTTTCTGGACGGGTGAGCGCTTCAACAAGGGCAAGCCGGCCGCGCAGCATACGAAGGTGGACGTTTCCCACGGCGCGCTCCAGCAGGGGCGGTTTTGCGAGGATCGGCTGTGGCGGCAGATCGTCACGATTCTGGATGCGGAGCGGGGCGGCTGTGACCTGTTCGATATCGAGGAACTGCGCCGCGAATACAGCCCCGAGGCGTTCGCCAACCTGCTGATGTGCGAATTCGTCGACGACGGCGCGAGCATCTTTCCGCTGACCCTGTTGCAGTCGTGCATGGTGGATAGCTGGGTCGAGTGGGCCGAGGACTACAAACCCTTCGCCATGCGCCCGTTCGGCGACCGGCAAGTGTGGATTGGTTACGACCCAGCCGAGACCGGCGACTGTTCCGGCATGGTGGTGGTCGCGCCGCCGCTGGTACCGGGCGGCAAATTCCGCATCCTCGAGCGCCACCAATTCCGGGGAATGGACTTCGCCGCGCAGGCCGCGTTCATCAAGAGCGTCTGCGACCGGTACTGGGTGACCTACATCGGCATCGACGTCACCGGTCTGGGCAGCGGCGTGGCCCAGCTGGTGCGCCAGTTCTTCCCGGCGGTCACCACCTTCAGCTATTCACCGGAAGTCAAAACCCGCCTCGTACTCAAGGCCTACGACGTAATCCACAAGGGCCGGCTCGAATTCGATGCCGGCTGGACCGACATGGCCCAGTCGCTGATGGCTATCCGCAAGGCCGTCACCGCCGGCGGTCGCCAGTTCACCTACACCGCCGGCCGCAACGACAACACCGGCCACGCCGACCTGGCTTGGGCGCTCTTTCACGCATTGCATCACGAACCGCTTGAGGGGCAGACGACTGCCAACACCGGGCGCATGGAGATTTACTGATGACCGAACAACTCGCCAGCCAGACATTGCCCGCGACGACACCTGCCACTGGCGCGGGAACTCAGGTGTTTTCCTTCGGCGAGCCGACGCCAGTGCTGGGTGGTCGGGAGGTTTTCGATTACCTGGAGTGCTGGTTTAACGGGCGGTGGTATGAACCGCCGCTGTCGCTGGATGGGCTGGCCCGGTCGGTGGGGGCGAGTGTGCATCTGCATTCCGGGTTGATGTTCAAACGCAACCTGTTGAGCAAGACATTTATCCCGCATCCGCTGCTGTCGCGGGCTTCATTTGAGCAGTTTGCTTTGGACTTTCTGTGCCTGGGCAATGGCTACCTTGAGGGACGGCGGTCGCGGTTGGGCGGGGTTCGTAAGTTAGAAACGCCGTTGGCGAAGTACATGCGTGCGGGGCCGGAGGGGCAGTTTTACCAAGTGCGGGGGTGGAAGGATGAGCATGCGTTTGAGCCGGACAGCATTTTTCATCTGCGTGAGGCGGATCTGCATCAGGAGATTTATGGGTTGCCGGAGTGGATCAGCGCTTTGCAGTCGGCGTTGCTGAACGAGTCGGCTACGTTGTTTCGGCGCAAGTACTACGAGAACGGGAGTCATGCCGGGTTCATCTTGTATATGACGGATGCCGCGCAGACCGAGGCGGACATCGATGCGTTGCGCAAGGCGCTGAAGGAATCGAAAGGGCCGGGCAATTTCCGGAATTTGTTCGTGTATTCACCGACTGGGAAGAAGGACGGGATTCAGCTGATTCCGGTGAGCGAGGTGGCGGCGAAGGATGAATTCAACTCGATCAAGAATCAGACACGGGATGACGTGTTGGCGAGCCTGCGCATTCCACCGCAGTTGATAGGGATTGTTCCGCAGAACGCCGGGGGATTCGGCTCTATCAGGGAGGCTGCGCAGATCTATGTGGCCAATGAACTGGAGCCGGTTCAGACGCGGATGTTGCAACTGAATGACTGGCTCGGAAAAGAAGTGATACGATTCAAGAAATATGAGTTGGCACCCTGTTAACAAGGGGGGAATTGTCCAGCGCGATTTTATGTTACTAATATCTAATTAGCGGCACCTTGGGTCATAGGTAAGGGGCAGCATTAGTGATTTATTCCTAGATATTTGCTTTTGAGCAAGCATTCTCTCCACAGTGATTACCGAACCCAACAAATGATTGTGGGGGCCATGCCCATCAAGGCCAAACCTTCTCCCAAATGCGTCTGAACTGTCGTTCGTGCATTCTATCCCGATTTTACTGTAGCCAAGAATGGATGCACATGCGACTAGAAACTTCATGAAGTTTCTGCCATGACCTCTACGGCGGTCTTTGAAACCAATTCTTGAAATTACTAGGGTTTCTGAGTCCCAAATGCCACCCGGAGGTGGTGTCACGCGAAGGTAAAATTCGTAATCCTCCCCGTGTGCATTTACGGTATGACCCATCACTGACTCACCAATTTTTTTTGAATTCGAAAATTCTCGCGAAAGATAAGAGGTGAGAAGATTCAGAATTTGTTTTGCATTATCGTTTGCAATCTTTCGTGCAGCACTGTTTGCATCGAAAGAACGAAGGGTTTTTGTCGAATTGCAGTTTTCCATTTATCTATTTTCTTTTCGGTTTTCTAGTGTAAGTTGTTTTTAGTTGTAGGTAGTTTCTTTCATAATTATCAAGAAGTGAAAACATTAGTCTGTCGATTGCGTCGTGCTTTTCAGGGTTTCTGAGTTTTTGCAAAAGTTTACACAGGTAGCGAGCTGGGAGTTTGATGATTAAAGTAGAGTGGGACTTGTGCATTTCCCGCACCCAGTCTAATTCGGTCCCGGTCATGTGTTCATCTTCATCTCTCGTTATTATAAATCCTAGCTTTCCGTATGGTCCGGTTAAATATGACTGAAGTTGCCGATATTCATCAGGGCCGAGGCCAGAGTAGTTTTTTGAATCGAATACAACATGACGAACCTTATAGTCCTCATGGACACGCTTCCAAAAGTCCGAGCCGGATCGATTAGTGCCTACAATATCTCTGCGTTGAACTGCTTGGCCATTTGGTGCTAACTCAAGATTGATCAGGTGTGATGCAAATATTATGCGCAGTGTATCAAGGCACCAGTGCTCAAACTCTCTCGCTCCCTCTCTGCCTAAAGGTATTTTGTCTAGTTGTGAAACGGTTTGTCCTATTTTAACTTTTCGAATTTCTGGTGTTACAGATTGTACTATAATGTCGTATTCGTCATTAATCTCCTCTGCCTCTTCGGGTGCGAGTGCATTGCGAGAGAGATTTAAGCCCAGCCAATAACAAGGATGAATTAATATTTTGTCTCGATTCTCGAAACCTTTGTCTGGGGTTCTACCATCATGACAAAATGAAAAAGCTGACGTATTGCTGTCATGAGTGCCTATGAAACCTACGCTATACAGCGACTGGAGAAGCCCGCTCGCTTGTAGGATTCTTGTTTCCGCTAAAGACTCATGGTTGCTGCTGTCTTCACTTGAGTCTATATGATGCTCCATTGCCTCAATAGCGCTTCCTACCAGTAATTCAGGCTCTCCATCTTTGAAGGAGCTAGTGACAAGTTGTATTGATGGGAATATTTTTGAGTATTCTTTCCAGAGATCTTCGAGACGTGCTACGGATATAGATTGTGCAGCATGATCAAGATCTGTGATGATTGCAGTTTCTCTTGAGTGCCGCGCAGCACAGAAGAATGTCTCATTTAAAAGCGATAGTAGGTCACGAGGTCTATATAGTGTGAACTGTAAGCATTTTTTAAAGCCGTCGCGTCCTTGAAGTTCGCCGGCAGTAACTCTATCCCAGACTTTTTGGTCTTTTTCTACGGCTATTTTGAAAGATAGCTTCATGCGTGCTGTAACCAGAGTAAGAAGCTGTGCCCAATCCCAGTGGAGCCTTATTACTTGTCCTTCGATGTTTCTTGAGTAGTCGGGGTCTTCTTTTGCAAGTGTTCGATAGATATTGTCGCGAAGGAAGACTATAGGTCTAATTAGGTGGGATCTTTTATTCAGTTCAATTGCAGCGTAGGTTAAGCCTGCGATCATTCCTATCCCTACGGCATCGGATTCGTATCCTTCGTCTAGCCGATCCATCAGCACAACAACTCGCCGATCCGCCTTGTCAAAAAGTCCCAAAACTTTTTCTTCTACTTGGCTTAATTCAAGGTTGCCTGGGAGATCTCCAACCGCTTCTTCTGGGTGAATTGAAGTCAAGAATAGCTTTGCTATGTTTCGGCACTTGGTTAAATAACCACTTTTCGTTTCGTTCCATCGAGAAAGGTGTGAGCTAAGAAGGCTGTCTCTTTCTATTAGGGAGCTTAACTTATAGTTTGAGGAGACGTAATTTGCCATCTCCATTAGTATTGTGTATTTCCAGAGTAGCTTTGTAACTGCTCTGGAAAGATTAAAGGATTCTGCGAAAGGCTTCAGTAATGACCGAAATCCGATTATTTCAGTGTCTTCTGGGGAAAAGCATATAACAATTACTTTTTTGTCTTTTTTCCAATGCTTCTGCAGTTCAATATATAAGGCGCTCTTGCCCGTTCCTCTGCGTCCGACTACGACTGTTCTATCATCTGATTCAATAAGGGAGCGAAAGTCGGCGGTAGCAACAAAAGCGTCTGACAGCATCCGGCTGTCATTTTCAGCTGTCGTATCCCCAAGGGAGTTAGCTCTTATTGGTTGAGTAATGCTATTCATTATCGCGCTCTCCTTAGCTTGGGTTTGCAGCTGGCTTTTAACGATGACTTTTGATCGCAACATAGTACGTCTCTGCCCAATCAAGATGCACCTTCATCGGCGCTCTAAATTCCAGCATTGCCAATATTTTGAAATATATCCTGAAAATGGACACGAAAAAGCCTTTCGAAAGAAATTTTTCAGAGTAACGATCTGTGGGCTGCGCGCGCCGTCATCCCCCCGCCTCGCCTGCGGGCTAAATATGTCTTTTATTCCGTAGTCCTGCGATCCGCTGAGCGCGGCCTAGGCTGGGCTTTGTCATGCTGAATTAATGAGACAAAAAGCCTGCGAATCCCTGCGAGGGGTAGGGCTCCCGATGCATTTCCCCTGGCTCGTTTGTTCCTCACACATGAGGCGCTTCAGGCGCTGATTTTCAGGAGCACAGTCGGAAAAAAGTAATATGGTAATTAGGATATCGGTAGACCGCTGAAAGCCCCGTATTCATTGGTTTTACCGGCTTACGTCAGAAAGTGATTTTGGGTAATAAAAAGGGTAATTATGGCGTAACTATCTGATTTATAAGGGGTAAACAAATGGAAAGATTACTTCCTTAAAAGGTAATTACCTAACCTCTACATTACTTAAAAATTACCTTGTACAGCCCCCTCGCAGGCCAGTTAAATCAAGGCTCTCAGGCCGGTCTGTTGATTGAGTCACCGAAATTACCTTTTTCCGATGCCGTCCCCGAAAAAACGGATATCCCTCTATGGCCCTTTGGGTGTTCGACTCCCCCGCAAACTCATGGGACTGCCATGGGAACGCTTGCGCGCTAACTATCGCCATGAAACCCTTATAAACCGGGCACTGACTCCGCGAAAAACGCAATCGGGCGGTTTCGAATCTCTCCTTCACCGCCACATTCAATACGCAAAACCCCTGATTTCGAAAGAGATCAGGGGTTTTGTGGTTTCTGGCGTCTGGATTTCAATCCGCTACGCCTGTCATGCGTGCAAGTGCTCAGCCTGATTTGCCAGAGCGCATTACAATCGTCGCTTTATCCGTAGAAAAAAGGACTGTTCCCATGATCATCTCCACCACCCACGCCATCGAAGGCCGACAGATCACCGCGTACCTGGACATTGTCAGCGCGGAGTCGGTGCAGGGC